CCTAGCTCAAGCTTATATACTAGACTTGTTCGAACCAGCTCAAGCACAAGGGTCGTGGAACACTAGTGCTAACGGAGCTTGGGCTCGCACAGTAAGTGATCTCCAGAGATTAGATTCTCTGAAGTCCAATACTGGAGTGATGTTCGACTACTCTGACTTTAATATTAATCATAGACATTGGTGTATTAATGCATTGATTAGTAAAACGGTTGAAGTTATAATCGAAAATACAGTGACGGGTACTGGTGATAGGAGAAGACAAATGATCCAAGATCTAAAAAAGGCCGTTAACTGGGTAAACGCATCTCGCGAGTATACAGTAATGGAAGACCAAGAGACTGGTTTAATAGCTAAAGCAGTACGTTCATTGTTATCAGGTGAAAGAGCGACAAGTTTCACCAACGGTATGCTGAATCGAACGTACTCCTTGATGGTTGCTAGTTACTCTTACGAAAAACTGGGGTACCAGATATTAAAACAACCTAGTTTTCACCAGGGTGACGATGTCTTTGCTATCGCAGCGAACGTAGTTCATGGTTGTCTATTATGTGTCCTATACAATTTGCTGGGTTTCGCAGGGCAATTATATAAAATCACAGTTGATTACCGTGGTCGAGGCGAATATTTACGTCTTGGCTACGACGCTGATCGGCAAATCGTACAAGGTTACCCGATAAGATCAACTATGGGTTTGATAGCAGGTGAATTCTTTACTGAAGGCAAGCTTGATCCGGGTGATAGGGCAGCTGCGTTTTACACCCAAGTGGATAAACTGCAACGACGCGGGGCGGTCATACCAGCAAAGATATTAGAGTATTTGGTTCGGAAAAACACTGCTGTTAGGTATACGACGTCTAATAAATTACACGTTGTTACAATACCGCGATCGCTGATTACTACACCAGCTATTTTTGGAGGCTATGGTATCCAGCAGGTCCCGTTAGGTTATTTGAAAGGTCAGAACCCTAGTATAAATCAAGATACGCTGAAACTGTTTGGTGAGGATGCATTGCGTTGGTATCAGCGAGAGAGTTATATTGGTTATCTACAATACAGAAAGTATGTCACTAAACGAGGGGGGATTGCTAGTAGACCAAAAATTAAGTTTCCTCCAATGCCGGGAATATTTAAATCAGCGCAAACGTTTTCAGATACGAAGGTAGCAAACCTACTCGGAGTGGATATATCTAGGGAATTAGAGAGAGATGCCTTGACTTCTTCAATGCAGTCATCATTGCCCAAAACGTCTCATTCAGATATATTGGCTGCTCACGCTATCGAACTAGACGAGTACCTCAAAGATCTTAAAGAAGAACTAGTTACGGTAAGTTTCCGGGTTGATGGATTAGTAAGTCGTGACACGGGTGTGTTCAGAGATGTCTTCTTAAGTATACTCGAGATGTCGAATAAGAAAATGGATGTTACCAAGCATTGCTACGGGGCTATTATTAATTTGTTCTTACTATGTAATGTAAGCAGTGTTGCAGCAGGGCAAGCTATGATAGCAGCTATACAGGACAAGAATAGGCTAAGTTATCGTACAAGTAAAGCAGAAGCCTTTTTGATATTGTGGCGGTATGTTAACGGTGATAGGCACCACGCTAGTGTCGCTTTTATCGAAACCTCCGTTAAATCAATAACCCCAGCACAAAAACCAATGTTAGACCGATACCTTATGGGCGAATTTAATTTCTTTCCTAGTCCAATAAGTTCTGCTGCACAAAATATTAGTACTATTATACGTGATACAGCTTTGTATATCTGTGAAACGTGGTACAAGAATGTTATCTTAAGTAATGAATCACCCAACCTTACACTCATCGCACTTGTTAGTTGCCTTGAATGTATAGGCCGTGAAACATGGGAATCTGAAATTTACAAAAGTAAATTCAGAACTCTAAGATACACAGAATAATGAATTAAACCTTATATAAAAACTAAGGTTAAA